GAGAAGTCGAGGAAGGAGGAAAGTCATGAGAGTGGGCGATCCGGAATACAAGCGGAAGCTGGACATGATCTCCATGATCCCATCCAACAAGATAGACGAGCACGATCTGAGCCGGATATCGGATGAAGACATGAGGGAGATCGAGAAGAGACATCTCCGGGAATTGACGGAGCAGGCACAGAACATGGATGCAAACGAGCAGATGGCCACCGCAAGAGGCATCCGAATTGAAGTCCTGTTCAATGCAGTGGGCGAGTACATCACGGCACAGCAGGCACAGAACGCAATGATAGACAACGCAAGAAAAACAGGAGAATGAGAGGGGAAAAACAATGAAGGCAATTAACCTTTACGAGGTCGGAGATGAGGTAATGGTCAAGGCAGTGGTGACAGGCGTGACCATCGATCAGGGAGAAATTAAGTACCAGATTAAAAACGAGATCACAGGTCGCAACTATGAGCATCTGTTTGTGAACGAGCAGCTGTTTCCGAACAAAGAGGACGGTGATCCTAAATGAGCAAGTCACCGTGCCTTGGATGCGACAAGCGGTTTATCGGATGTCACGCCGAGTGCATCGAGTTCATTGATTTTCAGCAGAGGCGTACAGCCGAGCGAGACGAGATCCGGAGGCAGAAGAGGCTCGACAGTCTGACTACATTCTCGCAGTTGTCCTATCCCTCACGGAGACGGATGACAACAGTTGCGAGGAAGGCAAAGAAGTCGAGACCTGAAAGACCATCGCAGAGAGACTAAAGAAAGGAAGAGGTGAAACATGGGCACATTATTCGACATTACTGCTGAATTTCAGCAGCTGTATGAAATGGCAACAGATCCCGAATGTGATGAAGAGGTCTTTGCCGGAACACTTGAGGCTCTGACAGGAGAGCTTGAGATCAAGGCCAGCGGTTACACGAACGTGATCAAGCAGCTGGAAATGGAAGCGAAGCAGGCGGACGAGATCGCGAAGTCCTTCCAGGACAAAAAGAGGGTCCGCGAAAATCACATCAAACGCATGAAGGAAGCGCTCAAGGGAGCCATGGAGACGATCGGGGTGACGCAGATCGTTGCGGATCCATTCACAATCAAGCTTCAGAAGAATGGCGGCAAGGCTCCGATCGAGATCACAGGTGACGTTCCGCAGAATCTGATGCGGATCACTTATGAGAATGACATGGATCTCATCAGGGACTATCTGGAAAACCACGAAGCCGACTGGGGCCACATCGGAGAGCGTGGAACACACATTGTCATCAAATAATGTAAAACATCACCAAATTACATTAAATATCAACAAAGGAGGAATGAAACATGGCAATACCTGTTTTGGTGATCGGAAGATCAGGGAGCGGAAAGACATATTCGCTCAAAAACTTTAAGCCGGAAGAGGTCGGAGTGATCTCCGTGGAAAAGGGACGGCTGCCGTTTAAGTCGGCAATTAAGACTGTCCGAGTTCCGGCATTCAAGGATGCAGAGGCGCAGAACAGTGCAGCGGCGATCAATTCCGCAAAGTACGCATGGATCGAGCAGGTGATCTCGAAGAGCAAGGCTCCGTCCATCGTCATTGACGATTCGCAGTATCTTCTCGTGAATGAGCTTTTCGACAGAGCCAACGAGAAAGGGTACGACAAGTTTGTCAGCATGGCTGCTAACTTCCGCGATCTCATCCATTTCATTAATGACATGGAAGATGAAAACAAGATCGTTTACTTCCTGCACCACTCCGAGGCGGATGTGGACGGAAGGGAAAAGGTCAAGACGATCGGCAAGATGCTTGACGAGAAGCTGACGATCGAGGGGTGCTTTGACATCGTTATTTACTGCCAGGATCACAAGTTCTTTACGCAGAGCAACGGACAGAGCACTGCCAAATCTCCGGAGGACATGTTTGAGCTGGAGATCCCGAACGATCTGAAGGAAGTTGATGTCGCGATCCGTGAGTATTACGGAATGAAGTGAGGTGATGAGTATGAGATATGAGGAAATATTTATAACTCCATTAATGGCTTCAAATCTTCTTGAAAACAATAATACCAATAGAAGGTATGAGCCTAAAAGAGCTGCTGCTTATGCCAAAGATATGATGAACGGAAAATGGGAATTAAACGGCGAAGATATAGAGATATCGAAGTCTGGCAAATTAAAAAACGGACAGCACAGATTAAATGCAATTATTATTGCCAATATTCCGGTCAAAATGGGCGTTAAGTTTGATGTGCCTGATGAAGTAACTATATATGACAGAGGCAGAGGCAGAACAACCGCGGATATATTTGCAATGAGAGGCATGGATTATGAAATATCATGTCAGGTAGTTATATCAATGGTGAGATTACATTTCACCTATGCTCACAGCACAAACAATGTTTCTGATAATGATGTGTATGATTTTATAAGGAAACATGAAAACTCGATACGCACAGTATACAGCTTAATTACTAATAAACAATCAACTAATCAAGGAACAAGAGTTAATTGCAAAAATGCCACTATTTTATTAGGCGTTTTTTATGCGGTAGAAGCAGGAATAGAAACAAGTATTCTTGATGATTTCTTGAGAGTTGTGAATACTGGGTTACCTGATTCGCTTAATCAAAGCGCAGCATTAGTATTGCGCAATGACATTATATCTGGAGCATTTAGGTTTCCCGGCACTCAAAGTAAAAAAGCTGGCGTAACAATGGTTGAAAAAGCAATATATGACTTTGTTAATCATTATCAGCGAAAGAAATCATATAAAGGAACAGTTGATAGGGTTTATTACAACTTATTTAAGGAGGATTAACAATATGAAAAAGTTCAAAGGCTATGATGCCGCAAGAGAGAAAGCAAACTACACAGGATCAACGCAGTTACCTGCAGGCGGTTATGTCGCAAAGGTGCAGGATGTGCGCTACGAGGAAGGCGAGAACGGCAATTCTGACAGAATAGTTGTTGCCTTCGACATCACGGAAGGTGAGTACAAGGACTTCTTTAAGAAGCAGTACGAAGAGAACACCAACGAGGATCGCAAGTGGAAGGGCAAGGCCACGATCTATGTTCCGAAGGATGACGGATCGGAAAGGGACGAGTGGACGCAGAACACGTTTGCCAGATGGACTGCTGCATTCGAGGACTCCAACGAAGGCTACAAGTGGGACTGGCAGGAAAAGAAGTGGAAGGGCCTGACTATTGGCGTTATCTATGGCGAGGTTGGCACCGTCATCGATGGCAGGGAAATCAAGTACACGGAGTGCAGGTTCCCTGCATCGGCCTCCGCGATCCGCGAGAACAAGTTCAAGCTTCCGAAGTTTAAGGCCAAGAACGGCTACACCGGAAAATCCAACGATACAACCTCCGCAAACGATTTTGTCTCCATTCCCGAAGGCGTTGAAGAGGAAATTCCCTTTTGACGCGTCTGGAGATCGAAGCGACGTTAAAAACGATGGAGATCCTTGTTGACACGAGGGAACAGGAAAGCGACAGGGCGCACAGAAGATATGAATCGTTTGGCGTTCCGTATCGCAAGCAAACTCTTGATTTCGGAGATTATACCTACAATTTCCTGTTCCCGGACGGTCACATGCTCCATGAGCCCGAGGAAACCGTCAAAGGTGACGCGGTGATTGAGAGAAAAATGTCGCTCACAGAATTGTCAGGGTGTTTCTGTCAAAGCAGAGATCGGTTTAAGGCAGAGTTCGAAAGAGCCAGCGCAAACAACTCTTCCGTGTATCTTCTCGTTGAAGATGCGACCTGGGAGAAGCTGCTCTCCGGCAACTACAAAACAAAGTTTAGTCCTGCCGCATTCATAGCGTCCCTGATCGCATGGTCCATCAGGTACAACATCAAACCGATCTTCTGCAGACACGAGACATCTGGCAAGGTCATAAAAGAGATCTTATATCGGGAATTAAAGGAACGATTGGAGCGCGGAGAATATGGCTGATAAGGGTTGGATTAAACTCAACAGAAAAATACAAGAACATTGGGTATGGGAAAACCCTGAACGATTAAAGGCTTGGGTTGATTTGCTCCTTCTGGCAGAACATAAGACGCATAGGAAGATGTGGAGAGGGAACATCACCGAATTTAAGCGCGGTGATGTGTGTATGAGTATCTCGAAACTCGCTGAACGGTGGGGTTGGTCCAGAAAAAAGACAAAACACTTTTTGGAACAGCTTGAGGAAGATGAAATGGTACAACTGAATGCACATCGGAACAGGACAACGATAACCATTGTAAATTATGCGTTTTATCAAAGTAGGGGTACAACGGATGGAACATCAAAAGGAACATCAAAAGATACAACGGATGGAACATCAAAGGATACATCAGAGGGTACATACCTAAAGAATGAAAAGAATGTAAAAGAAGAAAAAGAAAAGCCTGCGGCGCTTCCTTCGGAAGAGGATCAAGAGGACGATTACGATCCGGAGGATGACGGTCCTTGGTACACAGGAGACGAATTGCTTGAAATGTCAAAGAAGGGACTGATTTGATGCTTTATGAATTTGATAGAGAAGATGCGTTCCGCTTTGCCAGGCATATCGGTATCGGTACAAGGATGCGAGGTGACGAGCTGATTTTTTCCAAGTGTCCGTATTGCGGCACTTCGAGCAGTAAAGAGAAGTTTGCAATCAATTTAAGGACAGGGCAGTTCAACTGTTTCAGGGCCAGCTGCGGAGCGCATGGTAACATGATCGTTCTTTCGAGGGATTTTAATTTTCAGATCTCGGAAGAAGTTGACAGATATCTAAACCGGAACAATTACAATGGTCGGTTTAGGAAGTTTAAGGAAAGCCACAGAGAGAGTTCGGACAGGGCGATCGAGTATCTGGATAGCAGAGGCATTCCAAAAGAGATTTGCCAGAAGTATGAAGTAACGAGCAAGGAAGATCAGGAGAACATCATTGTTTTTCAGTTTAAGAATGAGATCGGAGAGCTGAAGTTCATCAAATACAGAAACGCGGACTTCCAGAAGGGCGTTGATAAGTCAAAGGAATGGTGCGAGAAGGACTGCATGCCGATCCTGTTCGGAATGAATCATTGTGAGGGATTCAAGAGACTCATAATCACAGAAGGCCAGATCGACAGTTTGTCCGTGGCGGCAGCAGGCATACCGAATGCGGTGTCAGTTCCGACAGGTGCGCAAGGCTCGACATGGGTGCCGCACTGCTGGGAGTGGGTGAATCAGTTCGAGGAGATCATCATCTTCGGAGACTGCGAGAATGGCAAGATCACATTGACAGAAATGATCCAGAGCAGATTCAGCAAGCGCCGGATCAGGATCGTCAGAATGGCAGACTACAAAGGATGCAAGGACGCAAACGAGATTTTGAGAGCTTATGGTCCTGCTGCCATTCGGGAGGCAATAGACAATGCGGAAGTTGTTCTGAATAAGAGGATCAAAAACATGGCAGAGGTGCAAGCGGTTGACTTTCGGACGATTCCGAAGATCAAGACGGGGTATAAGAAGCTGGACGAGATCCTGCATGGCGGTTTTTATTTCGGATATGTGATCCTGCTGACCGGCAAGCGCGGAAACGGAAAAAGCACACAGGCGAGCCAGTTCGTTGTTGAGGCCCTTGCGCAGAATTACAACTGTTTGATCTATTCCGGAGAAATGCCTGATTTCTATGTCAAGGCATGGTTGGATGGTCAGTTATACGGAAAAACACCACTCACAAACAGTCAAATTGACGAGTGCGAGAGATTCTATGACAACAGACTGTTCATCTACAACAACCAATTTGTCAAAACGGATGATGATGAAGATCTGCTGACGATCATAGAGGACACGATCATCAAGAAGGACATCAAGTTCGTGCTCCTGGATAACCTCATGACAATGATAACTGCGGATCAGAACGAGATGCTGTATCGGAAACAGTCGGAGATGGTCGGGAAGCTGGCGGAAATGGCGAAGGCTTATCAGTGCGTAATCATGCTGATCGCTCATCCGAGGAAAAGCAAAAACGAGTTCGAGAATGATGATGTTTCAGGATCTGCTGACATCACGAACAGGGTTGACGTGGTTATGAGTTATGACAGAACACCCGAAAAGGAACACCCGGAAGATAATCAGCGGACATTAAAGGTCACGAAAAACAGGACAACCGGCAAACTCGGAAAAGTGGAAGTGTTCTATTCAGAGGAAAGCAAAAGGATCTCGGATGTTCAGAACAGTTTTGTTCGTGAGTATCTGGACGCGGAAAAAGCGTTCGTGGATCCAGAAGAGGACGAGATGGAAGAGATTCCATTCTAGGAGGGGCAACATGGACAGAAAGAAAGCATATTACGAAGTGATAACAGATGCATGGAATCTCTTAAAGGATCATATGGACGGTGCTGATTTTGAAAAAGAGTATCAGCAGGTCAAGGATCTGGAAAAGAAGTACGAAGATAAGCCGGAGTTTGATTTCGCAAAGGACATGATCGTTAGTGTCATGACAGAGATCAACAGGCTGTATGGAGGTGTTGTGAATGGATGATTTGAAACAGAGAGACCTTCAGATCGGGGACAGGATCCACTGCAAGAATTGGAAAGATCTCCGGACAACTGCACTGCAGCTGTCAGCTGAAGGTTACGGAGTGGCAGTAATAGGCTTTGCAGATATGTCAGATGACATTCTGACGATCACTGATCTGCCGGAAGGGAGCAAAAAATCATGAAAAAATGGGGAGTGCTGATAATAGTAATTACTTTTTGCATTACATTTTGCAGGCCTGTTGAAGCCAGCGTCCTGACAAAGCGTGGCGGAGTTAATTACTACAAGGGGACAAAGGAGACTTATTACAACCTGGACATGACACGCATTTATGCGAAAGCAGATGCAAACTTCGGAACATGGCATAAGAAGTGGACGAGGGATGACGGAGTGAAGATGTATGGACCTTATGTGGTGCTTGCGGTACCGTTTGATGTTTACCCATACGGAACAACAGATATCCCTTGCTCGTTGGGGCTCGGAATCGCACTCGACACGGGAGCCTTCGCGGAGTCCTGCAAAAACCAAATTGATGTTGCCGTGAATTGGTAGAAGGGAGTGATGAAGAGTTGAGACGAATAAAAGGATTAAGAGGCTTCTGGGATCGCATAGAAGAGGCGGTCGGCAGATCGGGCCTTACAAAAGCAGAAATCACGAAGCGGATGCATGTTGAGCGCAAGGCCCTGTATCGTGGCCCGGATGACAGAGACATGAATTGTCTGTATGTCGCAAGGTTTTGTGCAGTAACAGGAACGGATGCGAATTGGCTGCTCGGGTTGAAGGGAGCAAACGAATGACAGGGCAGATAACATTGGCTGACGTAATTCAGGATCAGTTCTTTGACAGATTCGGAAACAGAAGGCCGCTTCCGCCATGGGTGAATGAAAAGCGTTGCGGCAATTGTCAGTTTTGGGAGCTGCTGCCTGAATACGATCAGCCGCCGAACGGTTGGGGAATACGTGGGATATGCAATGGCTATTCCAGGTCGCAATATTCGACATCCCAAACAAGCTGCTGTCAGAAATGGAAGGGTAAAACACTATGAACAAAGAGCAGAACAGAGACCTGGCGATCCAGTGGGACATGGTCTGCAGGAAGCTGAAAGGCTCCGGCATTGACCTGGGCCACATCAAGATCGCAACGCATGAGAGTGCGGCAAGAAACTCTTATATCACAAGAAGAATCATGGAGGGCTTAAAGAATGGTTATCAGGTATGAGTTTGTGAAAAGCATGAACCGTAGCCGCCTTCCCGATCCGCCGGAGCCGATCGAGTGCAACGGAGAGTTCAACGCGGAGCGGTGTGATGGCTGCAGTGAGTATGACGAGTGCAAGCGGATCGCAGAGGGGGAAGATGCAGAATGATTAAATCCTACGAATTACCAAACGGACGCAAAATGACCGCGGATTTTGATGAAAACGGCATAGCCAAAATTACCGAACAAGCATTGGATAGCCTTATCTGCGAATTAAATGAATATGCGGAACGGCAGAAATGTGAAAACTGCAAGATACTTGAATTGCTTGTTGGTTTTGAATTGGAAACTATCTGTGAAGATGATGACAAGGACTTTGAATACTGCGAAAACAACTGTAATTTCAAAGCACCGACAAAAGAGTGTTACTTACATTGGGAGCAGATGCGAAAGGAGAGCGAATGACAACACTTGAGAAGATAAGAGCAGAGATCGAGCAGATAAAGCCTTATGAATTGCCTTGCGACAAAAGAACGCCCGAACGCATAAGGGATATGGCTGTTGAGATAGTCGAGAAATACGCAGAGCAAGAGCCGACAATAAGACCGTCATTCAGTTATACGACAGAAATCAAGGCTGATGATGAACAGTTGGAAAGGTTGCAAGGCATACTGAATGGTGAAATGGTTTTAAGGTTAGAGCAAGAGCCATGCGAAGATGCCGTAAGCATAGACGTTATTATCGAATGGTTAAAGTCAAAAGACTTAATAGGACTGAGTAGTCAAGAGAAAAATGCAAGGAAAGAATTACAAGCATTAGTTAGCGTTCAGACAAAGCAAGAGTGTGAAGATGCCGTAAGCAGGCAGGCAGTATATGAAATACTTGGGGGAAACTGGAATACGGATTTTCTTCATTCGGAAGTCGAGCAGTTGCCGAGCGTTCAGCCAAAGCCTATTGAGTGCGAAGATGCCGTAAGCCGAGAAGCGGTGCTTGAGATAGCAAAACAACATACACTCACGAATGATTATTTGGCTATACAGAGTTTACCGCCCGTCAGACCGCAAGAGCCAAAGACAGGGCATTGGATAACAACAAGAACTATTATGCACGATGGTGAATATTATTGTGATAAATGTAACTGTGATTCACCTCACAACGAAAAATGGGATTATTGCCCTAATTGCGGTGCGAGAATGGTTGAGCCACAGGAAAGTGAGGAAGTATGAATTGCAAATGGATAGTCCGAGAGGGCAGAGGCTTTCCGTTTTGGGCATATACAACGTGCAAGAGCGGTTTTAATCCATTGTCAAGGATAAGCAAGGTCGAACAGATAAAGCCATATTATGATGGCAGACAATGCCCGATATGCGGTAAACCGATAGAGTGCAATATAGAGTTATTGGCGGAAAGTATAGAGATAGTGGCAGAAAGTGAGGATAAGGAATGAAAATCAAAACAACAGTAACAGAGATAGAATGTACGGCTAATGAATTAAGACAGAGCAATGCTTTGTCGGACGGATTTTACAATATGTTACGAGGGTGCTTTAACAACATGACTTCTGATTGTGACGATACCGAAGATGATGAGGAAGAAAGTAATGAATCTGTTTAGAACACCCATGTTGGAAGTGAGCAGACAACAGGAGCTGATTGAATGCCTGATTATCTTTGGGGCCGTGCTTCTGATTCTGCTCACCGGGCAGATAATCTACCAAATCGAGAGGAGGTGGCAGAATGAACGATCCAAGAGAACCGGAAGACATAATCGTAAGGATAAAACAAATCATTAACTCGTGGAGAAAGTTTGACGATAATGACAAGTTCTCCATGTATGACAAAAACTTTACGGCACGATGCATTCTTGCCGAGATATTAAGACTTGTGGAGGGAGGAAAATGAACACCAGCGTTTTGATTTACAGCTGCGATAAATACTCGGATGTATGGGGACCATTTTTCACCCTGTTCTTCCGGTATTGGGACTGTCCGTATCAGGTTTATCTGTGCACGGAATCCGAGCAATGCCTGATCCCCGAGGTCAAGACGATAAACGCCAACGGCACTTGGACAGAGCGGATGCAGAAAGCGGTCCGGGAGATCCCGACAAAGTATGTGATCGGAATGTGTGAGGACATGTTCTTCCGGAGACCTGTCAGGCAGGACATAATAAACAACTGCGTAATGTATATGGAGCATGACCACACGATCGGGTGCTTTAACTTCGAGAAAGAGGCTGATCCTGATGTGGAGCTGGAGAAAAGTCAGTACCTTGATTTTGGCAGAAAACCAAAAGGTAACTATTTCCAAAAGAGTTGCCAGCCGACATTGTGGCGAAGGACGTACCTGGAGAAGCTCCTGAATGGCAAGATGAGCCCATGGGAGTGGGAATGGACAGATGCGGAGTACACACTTGACCACTATGTCTGGAACGGATCAGCAGATAACCTTGCATTCGAGTATGGGTACCATGGCAGAAAGTGGTTTGGAATCCAGCAAGGGAAATGGGTTCGGGATGATGTCGAACCGTTATTCAGCAAAGAAAACATTGACATTGATTTGTCGGAAAGGGGTTGTGTTTAATGAGCAAAATACTAATCGGGACACCGTTCAAGGAATCGGCGCCTGATCTTTACATCAAATCACTTGTGGACATGATTATCTATACGCAGGCAGCAGGACATGAGATCAAGTACGTTGCGGAGCATGGCGGACTATATGATGCCAGGGACAGGATCTGTTCAAGAGCTATGCGTGGTAACTATGATTATATGCTTCAGATCGACAGCGACATGTCATTCCCTCCTGACGCTTTATGCAAGATGCTTGAGCGGAATGTTGACGTGATCTCCGGAGTGTATGTTGGAAAAGAGGAGAGCCACAAGCCAGTGCTGTTCACGGAGCTGCACAAGGACGATGAAAATGCAGGACCCTATTCCAGAAAGCACGGACTGAATGATCTGATGAAGGATGAAGTGTTCCAAGTGGTCGGAGCAGGTGCAGGCTTCCTGTTGGTTAGAGAACACATTCTGCGGCTGATGAAGATTCACATGCACGAATGGTTCCGTCCGTATGACGGACTAGGAGAGGACGTATCGTTCTGCCAGAGATGCACAGAGATGGGTGTCCCGATCTATGCGGACAATTCCTTTAAGATGGGGCACATCAAATACACGGAGTATGTCCTTGATGACTGGGACGGAACAGAGGATGAGGATCTGGACAAGCGCCGGCAGGAGATGCTGAACGGATAAGGGGGAAGACATGACAAGAAAAGAGTTGGAAAAGATATACTGGCTGAAGCGTGAGCTGAAGATGTGGGAAGACAGACTGCACGAGCTCGAGGCTGACATGTCACCCGATACGCCTGCTGCCGATGGTATGCCTCACAGCGTGACGAACAAGATCAACAGTCCGACAGAGGACAAGGCCATCATGATCGCGGATCACTACTCGATCATATCCGGCAAGGCTGCAGAGCTTCGGATCGCCATCAAGGAAGTGGAGACGTTCATCGTGAACATTGAAGATCCCATCGCCAAACAGATCATTGAATACAGATGCGTGAAGCTTAACGCATGGGAAGAAGTGGCAGACAAGATGGGCAAGCAGTACACGGCGGAGAACGTCCGGCAGATATACCATCGCTTCTTGCAGACATTGGAATAAACTTGTCACACATGTCACACGAGTATGTGGTATTATGTAATCGTCAAAAGAGGATAAAGGACCAGGGATCACATCGATCTCTGGTTTTTTATTGCTACTTCTGCCGCAGGGGGTTGGTTTATGCCATCCCCCTTTATGGTGGGAGGGGATGTATTTATGGCAGAGGGTAAGAACAAACCGAGGCGGCCTGATAAAAAGGGCGGCCCCCATTCGAGACAGTACGAGATCAACAAGCGGAAGATCATGGCAACACAGTCGATCTGTGGGATCTGTGGCAAGCCTGTTGACATGCAGCTGAAATATCCTGATCCTTTATCGCCTTGCATTGATCACATCATTCCGATCGCGAAGGGTGGTCATCCAAGCGACATCAGCAACCTTCAGCTTGCGCATTGGACGTGCAACCGGAGCAAGTCCGACCGCCTGGTCGGCACAGCTGAAGACTTTGCACGAAAAAAAGAGAAGGCCAAGGTCATTGGTAATCGTAATCTCCCCCTCTCCGCTGATTGGGCAAATTATTAACAGTGCCCTCCCGGATCACGGAGCGAAGACAGGGGGGTGTGGACCCCGACCACGGGGTGCTCGTGCCA